CAGACACGCCTACACGCTCGCCGTATTCCTCGACCATCTCATCAAGATCGATCTTGTCCATGATCTCCGGCTGAACCGCGACCAGGCTTCCGGCGAAGGCGGCAAACTGTTCAATGTTCGCCGTTCCGACCATCTTCTGAGCCTGCGCGAGTACCGACACATATTCAACCTGCAATTCCATGCCCTGTAATTCCTCCGGAGGCTCTGGAACCATTCCGGCCTTCACCATGATCTGAAAAGTCCGCTCAATCAGCGGATCGAGCAGTTCTGTTTCAATACGCTGCAAGACCGGCGATAGCACCATCATCTTTTCTTCGTGCCGCTCCACGACCTCCCGCGCAGTCATCTGCGGACCGGAGCGCTGTTGCAGCATCTTGAATAAATCGGTGTAAAAGTACCGGTTGATCTTATATTGCCGGTTCTGTATGCCGAATTCAATGGCGTTGATGTCCGGCTTAGCTTCATAAAGCGGGAAGATCCGCGCTTGTTCGGTTTCTCCGTAGAACGATACGCCACCCGGCAGAGCGTTGATAATCTCGCCTTTTGATCCCACGGGTGCCTGCATCGGCGGATCGATGACCTTGGCAAGCCCCTTTAGCTCGTCCCTGTTCATCGCCTGCAGCGTCTTGGAATCGCCCAGCGACCTCCAGCCAGGAGCGCCCCGCCCGTATGCGTCCGACATCGTGCGCACACCCCAGCGCGGAGCCATGACCGGGAACTGTTCAAAGCCACTGATCAACAGGATCTCGTCCTCGTCACCCGCTTCTTCCCAATAGACCGAACGGAAAGGCATGTTTTGATTGTCCTTGCGCTGCGGATCGCGTCCGTCGTTCGGCTCTATCAGGTGGCAAACCCTGATCAGGCTGTATAGGTGATTCTCATCAAACATCCGGCGAACATGATTGCTAACATTCTCCCGACCAAACTTGCCGATCATGTTCTCGGCAGTCATATAGAACGACCGCGCGAACGTCTTGACCCTGCCATGCTCATCTGGAGCCAGATAATACTCGCCGCAGGTGTACCACGCCGCCCTAACTACATTGTCGTAATCCTCGAACAGCGACATCGCCGCCGTTGCGAACGGCCCGACTTCCTCATAACAGTTATACAGGGCATCGTAAACGTTAGAGCGTGAAAATACGCCCATCATGCGCTCGCAGACTTGATCCGACCACGCCCTGACTGGCTGGTACTCGTTTAATTCCGGATCGGCCACCCCCAGCCTGAACCACGGCATAGCAGGAGAGGTAAGCCCGGACATCATGCCGGAAGCGAGAATCAAAGCCGCTTCCATCGGCTCGCCATCGATCATGATCTTATGATCAATGGCGACGTCATCACCCGGCTTATTGTTATCAAAGCACCCTCGCGTCGGCATGATATACTTCTGAATATCTTTCCAGGCACTTTCCCACGGCTGCCTGTCCTGCACCAAGTCGGCGAAACGGCGCGCGAACGCCTTTTTGCTTAGATCCATTGCCATCCCGCCTTATAATCCAAGCAGGGACTTCTGCGAGTTGATGACCTCGGACACATCCCCCTTGAATCCTTGCTTGTTTTTAAGTGTGTTCCAGATGCCGCGCCGCATGGCGTTACGCTTTTGCATTGCCCGTGCGTTTTGCTCAGCGTAATCCATAGACTGAATCGGTGCCAATATCGGAGCCGGACCCTTATCGTTTTTATTGCTCTTGCCCATCCATCAATCCCTCCCTATGCCAATGGATCGAAGTCGTGCTTCGTAAACTGCCCCCGCTGCCCTGCTGCGGCCTCTAAAGCGTTTCTAGGTTTACGCCTGACTGGAAATGCGAACGACAGTGCCAAGGCGTCAGCCCTGCCCGGTGAGCCAAGGCCGCGCTTTTTCATGTCCTCTTTTGACTCCAGAACGATCTTGCCGTCTAACCTAACCTCATACTCCGGCCAGGTTAATTCTTCGCACAGTTGCGCGTCATCCGGAATGTGTCCTCCTTCGCGCAACCAATCGCGCATCAGGCCCCACATTTCAGCACGCTTGTTCAAATATCCGAGCGTGCCGGACGCGCTGGCAAATGGCACAAGCACCCATGATCGGTTCATTGTTTTGCCGGCAGAATAAATGCCCGTGCCTTCGCCATAATCAATGAACACAGCGTCAGCATTGTGCTTGTCCTCGAAGTCTGCTATATACCCAGCGATCTGCATGTGATTATCATTTTTGGCTATCGTCATCAGCAGCCGGAACATCAGCCCTTGCCGCAGCCCGATGACTAACTCGTCGTCGCCGTACCAAGCCGGATCGCAGGTGATAATCACAGGCGCAAAGTCAAACTGATCATCGCGCAGGTGCCTGCCCCTGGCAGCGTCCACCAGATCCTGCCCAATGAACTGCCGATCCGAAGCGGTCGGGAACTCTCCGCGAACACGCACCTTGACAAAATCGCTGTCAAGCCCATATGTGTCGATCCATGCTTGGATCTGGACCTTGTTTGATATGCTGACCTCGCGGCTGTCCACTCTTTCCGTGTGCCATAAGCCCCGGAACTTGTGGAAGCAGTGGAAGAACCTGCCTGTATTGCGTGTCGGGTTGCCAAACGCGCACCAAATGATCTCTGTGTCGGTGTCCGTGAGAGCGCCCTCGGCGACCTCCCATATTTGATCCTCGATGGCGGAAGCTTCGTCGAACACCAACAGCAGGCGCTTGCCCTGATTATGCAGACCGGCGAATGCCTCTGTGTTAGACTTGCTCCAAGGGATGGCATCGATGCGCCAAGTTTTCTCATGCTCTTTATTGGCGCTATATATTGCAGTGGCCGTATAAGTAAACCAGTCTTTGATTATGCTAATCCTATGCCACTTCGCCAGCTCCGCCCATGTTTTGGTGCGTAGTTGCGTGTCGGTGTTGGCCGTGACGATGCCGCGCGTGTCCTCATGCGTGGCCAGCGCCCAGAGTATCAGCCAGGACACCAGCGCACTTTTACCGATGCCATGCCCGGAAGCCACGGCCACTTGAATAGCTGTTTGCGTTGTCAGTGTGCCGGCACGCAGCCCCTTACCGATGCGCTGCAATGTTTTACGCTGCCAGTCCTCCGGCCCTTCGTGCTTTTCGAGTGGACCGCCGACGACGCCCCACGGAAACGCATACATCACAAACCCCAGCGGATCATGAGTAAACCCGGCGATGTCACTGATTAGAGCCGCCTGGCTGTTATTCGCCGGAGTCGTCTGCACGTTTTACACGCTCCCGAGCCGCCTGGATTTGATCGGCCAAATTGACGGTTATATCAGCGCTAACCTGGTTGTCCGTTTTGAGTGAATAGCCGTGTTTTGACATCCAGAGTCCTGCAAGCTGTGTCGGAATTACACCCAGTTCAAATTTCGCTCTTGCGTCAATCTCGCATTCTTCGCGCATGCGCACAACGATGTTAGCAAACTCATCTTTACCGTTTGCATAAGTCTCATAAAACTGCACCCTTGAGATATTAGCAAATACACAAAACCCCTCTAGTGTGTAAGTGATAGACCGTTTTAATTCAGCCGTGCAAAATTGACTATTTTTGCCGCTAAACTCATGAGTTAGCACTGTTTGATTATTGCAATACTCTTTGTACTCTGCCCAAGCCGCCTCCAGATCCTCCGGACTCTCAAACCGTCTCCTGACCATCCCGATCACCCCCCGCAGCCAAAATAAAAACGGCCTTTTATGGCCGCTTCTCTCGCCTACACTATAGCACAGGATCACCCCCCTAAAATTACACACTTTTTCCACGCTATTTTTGTTTATGTGTTGACATGTTTATGGTGTTATGGTAATATGGTATTAAGAAATAACCCGAAAGGGGATGGCGGGATTGAGACCCTACGTTTTTAACCTGGAAACCACTAAAATCGAGCTACACTTTGAAAAGGCAGAGTATGCCGCCTTATCAGAAGCGCAGAAGACCGATTTGAAAAGCGCTTACCTTTGGAGCAATTACGGTAAATGCTGGGTGAGTCGAGCAAAGGAGCCTAACCTTTGGAGAGCGAAGGAAGTTGCTCGCAAGTTAGGATTTACCGAAGAGCAGCGCGAAGGTGAGAGAATCTCTTTCGCCGAACAGCAGGATCGGAGGGCGGAACGCGCCGAGGCTCGCGCTGAACGCTACGAAGGGTATGCTTCAAACGCAGAGAAGCGCGCCCAAGTTCTCCAGAAACCTATTAACGATATGCACGGCGATATAGCATTTTTCACACAGCCGAACATTAATAGTAGTTCTGGCCGCGCCTTTGCGAATCGCCGTGAAAAAATGTTTAATCAATATCGCAAGGGTTTCGATGAATACCGCAAAAGTGACTATTTCACGCATCGCGCCGCAATAGCACGCGATACAGCCGAGCAGAGCAATTATAAAGATGTTGCCTTCCTCGACCGCCGCATTAAAGAGGTTCGCACAGAGATCAAAAAGCGCGAAAAGAACGTTATCCATTACGAGGATCAATTATATCGCATCGAAAGCGGCGAAACATTTACACGGTACAATGGCGAACCCATAACAGCCGATGAAGTTAAATCCTGGCTTGACCGCGAACTTGAATTAATCGAGG